TGTGAAAATAGGAGATAAATGCCTTTTATGATTAGCATTTACCTCCTACCCGATTTCTGTTATTTCTTAGAGGATAGCGCCTTGATAGTTTCCTGCAAGGTTTCAACCTGGTTGCGAAGCCATGCAATCTCTTGCGCATTCTGTTCGAGATTGATTCGTTGGTTATTGATAATACCTAACATGACATCTGGGCTTGAATTCACATTGACAACAGAGTTGCTAATGTGATGGACACCCTTGCCACCATTCTCTTGCTTCTCTTTATACTCTTCGTCAGTGAGGAAGAAATCACTTATCGGTATCGAGAAGTACTCTGATAATCTCTCAAGGTATCGAGTATCTATGAAGACTCTATCCTTGAACCAGGTGCTAGGAGTGTGAGACTTTCTCCCGAACACGAACTTCATGAATTCACCAACGTGGACGTTGCGTTCATTCATCAATTTTATTACTAAATTTCCGTTAAACATAACACATAATCTTTTAATAACAGTTAATTTTCCCATATTTTTGGGAGATTTCTCCCAAAATTATAGGAAAATACAAAATTTCGTCGTATATTTGCCCGCAAATTTAGTGATAAAATTCGAGATATGCAAGAAAATAAGCAAAAAAATACCGCAATAGTAGTGCAAGATTACTATGCAGATCTCTCCAAGAAGGAGAAGAGTCAGTTGATGAATTATCTGATAGTTCATTATGACTTCCGCTACAATACTATACAGCAGAAGTTATCAGGCAAGAGTGAGTTCAATCCAAGAGATCTCTTGGTAGTTTCAACAGTTATAAAAGAACAATTATGGAAAAGCTAGTAGAATTTTTCGTATCTTCGCAAGGCGAAGTTTATTTTTACGGCGAAGCAGGTGACATGCTACGCTATGACATGAGCCAGGCAGAGCTTATCAAGGAAGTTGCCGGCATGATAGAGCGAGTCTATCCAGATGCGTACCAGCATCTATATGATGAGAACATCAAGAGTAAGCCAAACAAGCTCTATCACAAGTTCCTCATCACAGACCGCTTCATCAGATGCAATCTTGGTTCTAACGACACCCTACAGTATGACATCGACAATGGCTTCTTCAACATAGAGAAGGTCAATTGTCCTCTGAGAGGCATCTGTCCATCTGAGGGTATTGTCTGTTGTCCTAAGATTAAGTCTCCATTCTTCCCGAAGGAGTTGGAGGTGGCAAAATTATACGCTACAGGGTATGTGGCTAGAGATATCGCCAAGAAGCTTGGCAAATCAGTCAATACGGTAGCTGCTCAGCTTCGCAAAATGACAAAGCGTCTCAATCTCAGTTCAACAAGAGACCTCATCAGAGTCGTTCATAAGCTCAATCTATGATATGCCAACTATGCAGATATAAGGTCAACTGCATCAATGGCTCCTGGTGCAGTAAATTCAGAGTGTATGTGGAGTACAAGTATTATGGAGTATGTATATTGTTTATGAACAAGTATAAACTATTGAGTAGAATATTAGGTGTATTGAAACTTGCTGTCATTGACTTCAAGTCATTAGACATTGTCAATGACGAATATGGCATTCTAGCAGTTGCAATATTGGAGGATGGCAAGGAATTATGGTGGTTAGATAACGGTGAATGCTTCCAGATAGGCCGAAAGTTCAGAGTGAATGAAAGCTTATGGATGAGAAACCGCGAACGTATGAATTATCTAGATATTGAACTATGAGCAGACCGAAAAAGATTATAACTGAATGTCACAATACGTGCAAACGCAATAATGGCAATAGATGCCAATTTTGGCGCAACACATTCAGACAACTGTACAGAGATACGAGCGTCAGTCATACTGACTTCGAGACATGGATGGCAGAGACTAAATGCTCCTTCTACAAGCAGAAGGCGCATTAGTTGAGGATATGAAGCAAGTACTTTTTTACATCATCAGAAAAAAGTAATTTTGCCGAAACAAAAAAGAAAGATATGATCAAACAAGAGAACATTGACAGAATTATAAGCGACGTCTCAATTCGAGACGTCGCAAAAGATGAAGGTATAACCTTCAGCAAGGAGAAGAAGGGAGGGAAACTCTGGGCATGCTGCCCATTCCACAAAGAGAACACTCCTTCTTTTTTCATTGATACCGGTACCAACACATGGAAATGTTATGGTGGGTGCCATTCCGGTGGCAACGTTATCAGCCTCTACCGCAAACTGAAGAATGATCTCCCTTTTCCAATCGCCTGCAAGGAACTTGCAAAAAAATATCTCAATGAGGATATTGAAGACGATTACAAGCCGAGCAAGGAGGATGAGGAGAAGCAGAAAGAAAAAGAGTCTCTGCAGATAATACTCAGCTATGCGCAAGAGTATTATGTACAGTGCATACATGAGGTCAATCCAGCTGCTAACAACGCTAGAGAGACCGTCCGCAAAAGATGGGGAGCAGACGCTATCGAGAGGTTCGGCATCGGTTACGCACCTCGAGATGGATTTATTGCTTGGGCGAAGCGAAAGGCGCTTGACTTCGACCTCCTGGAGCAGGTCGGTCTCATCGGTGTTGGAGAGCGTGGCCAATATGCCATGCTTCGTGACCGTTACACCATACCTATCTATGACAAGATGAGCAATGTGATAGGCTTCACGGCCAGAACTATGTCCGATGATAAGGATATATGCAAGTATCTCAATCTGAAGAATAGCCTGGTATATGCTAAGGACAAGTCTGTTTTCGGCATCAATTTCGCGCAGAAGCAGGCGAGACTGAAAAATAAATTCTACCTGGTAGAGGGCGCACCTGATGTTGTCAAGCTTCAATCGCTTGATATCCTCAATACGGTAGCCTCACTGGGAGGAGCATGGACAGAGAACCAGCTGAAGCAACTCTATCACATCAGCCATACGGTCACTTTTATTCCGGATGCAGATACGCTGAAGCCAGGCAACGAGTGGCCTGCAGGTACCGCCAATGTCTTCGCCAATGGTCGAGAGGCATTGGCAGCCGGATTCACTGTGAACGTCCGGGAGATTCCTATTGAATACCCTGCGCCAAAGAAAGAGGATCCGGACTCCTGGATTGTTGACTTGGCGCATTTCCAGCAGATGAAGGAAGAGGAGTTCATCTATTGGTTCTGCCGCAGAAGATATTGGCCAACCGCTGATGATATCGAGCAGATGACAACAGAGGACCGCCTGAAGGCTATCGCTGATATCTGCTCCCTGCTGATGATGATCCGTGACGAAGATCTGCGCAACAGCTATCTGACCGGCTTATGCACTGTGTATAAGCATAGCCGAGAATGGAAGGATACGCTGAAGCGAGCTAAGGAGTCGGAACTGAGCGCCAAACAGGAGAAGGAGCGCAAGGGTGACATCAAGATGCTTCGTGAGTTTGGATTCACAGAGCATGACAACAGCTATTGGGGTACAAACAAGGAGGGCGATGAGATTCAGTGGTCCAACTTCAAGCTGAAACCTCTCTTCCATATTCGAGACGATTTCAACCCAGTTCGCCTATTTGAAATCAAGAATAACGGAGAGGAACCTTCACGCCTCATAGAGCTGAACATGGATGAGATCACTTCCAGTTCTACCTTGCGCAAGCGCCTATTCGGTATAGGCGATTATATTTGGATGGCCAAGGATGAGCAGCTCATCAAGCTGCTCGGGTACTTGGGCAAGGTAACAGAGACAGCAGACCCTATCAAGCAGCTTGGTTGGCAGCGTGAAGGCTTCTATGCCTTCTGCAATGGTGCCATCGAGGATGGCAGCTGGCTTCCCATCGACGACATGGGCATTCTACGCTTGACCGCAGGCAAGTTCTACCTGCCTGCCATGAGCAAACTCAATAAAGATAGCCGAGAGTTGTACGTGAGCGAAAAGAAATTCCGGCATGAGAAGATTGTTGATAACCCTACATCACAGAGCGATTTCTTCGCCAAGGTGGTGCAGGTCTTCGGTGACAACGCCAAGGTGGGCCTATGCTTTTATATTGCGACCCTCTTCCGTGACATTGTCATCGGCAAGAGCCGTTCCTTCCCGCTTCTCAATGCATTCGGCCCTAAGGGCTGCGGTAAAACTGAGTTCGCTGCAACGCTCATGAGCTTCTTTTACAAGTATGAGACCAAGTATGAGCCGCTTTCCATCACCAATGCTTCCATGCCGGCACTCTCCGACTATGTCGGAGGCGTCAGTGATGCCCTGGTACACATCGATGAATATAAGAACTCCATCGCCCAGAACAAGGTGGAGTGGCTGAAGGACTTGTGGAACGGTATTGGACGAACCAAGATGAACATGGACAAGGACAAAAAACTGGTGCAGGCTAAGGTTGATTCCGGTATCATCCTGACAGGACAGGAGATGCCGACTGCGGACATCGCCCTCTTCTCCAGACTCATCTATCTCACCTTTGACAAGGGTGAGCATACTCGTGAAGAAAAACAGAACTTCGAGGAGCTCGAAAGATTCCGCCAGATAGGTGCAACCCACATCACACTCCAACTGCTGAAGCATCGAGAACAGTTTAAGGCAGCCTTCGGCATAGCCTGGAAGAAAGCATCTGAAGACCTCGAGAGCAGACTGGAGAATGAGAGCATACTTGACCGTATCATGAACAACTGGAAGGTACCAGTGGCCGCATACCTGGCCATAAGAGACTACATCGACTTCCCATATACATACGAGGATCTCCTTCAGGTAGTAGTGAGAGGCATAAAAAATCAGAATGCAATGTGTAACACCACCGACGAGGTCGCTGGCTTCTGGAATATCATCAATGCTGCAGTGCAGATGGGTGAGCTGAAGAAGGACCAGGACTTCAAGATTAAGACAGTTGGCGCATTGACCACCAATAAGGTCAAGATTGACAACTGGGCGATGCCGAAGAGCATCCTCATGATTCGCAAGGACATCACCATGGCAGTCTATCGCAAGCTTGGCAGGCAAATGGACGAGAACCTTCTGCCGAAGGAGTCACTCCTTCACTACCTTCAGATAGGTGCAGACTTCTACGGGTCAACCAAGAACCCTGAGCGCTTCATCAAGTTCAACCCTGGTGGCATTCCGGAGACCTCAGAGAAGTTGGATGCCCATGGCAATGTCACTGGCCGGCAGAAGATATATTATAAGGATAGGCCGCTCTGTTTTGACTATACCATGGTCTCTAACAGATATGGCATTGACCTCGACACCGAGACAGAAGGTGAAACCAAAGACCCTGCAGTCATGACCGACAAGGAACTGGAAGAGGCAGGCTATGGCCCATTGCCTCTATAGATATTTTGTTTTTAGATTGATCATATCCGTTTAGCCCTTGGGAGACGATAGTCTTCCAGGGGCTTTTTTTTACAATAGGTGTATATATGTGTGTGAGCTATTGCCTCAGACACGCACGACCTTATTTTGCTTGTGGCATTTGTGGCAATTGTGGCAACGCTGATTATTAGATAGTTACATAACAAATGCCGTGTGGCAATTTTGTGGCAATTTGTGGCAACGAAAGCGAAAGTGTGGCAATGGTTGTGGCAATGTGGCAATGATTATATATATTTGTGTCAATAAGAAAAAGACTATAATATTAATAGTCAAGCACTTATCATTTTTGCCACAATTGCCACAAATGAATGTGGCAAAAATGGGTTGCTCGAAAAAAAAATGTTTTTTTCCTCTCATTTCGGGCATTTTCTCCCATGTTCTTGGGAGAAATTCATTTCTTTTTTGTAACTTTGCATAGTTTTTAAAATAAAAAATATGAGCAAATTCTTAGTTTATATCAAAGTGGAGCCATATCTACGCCAATGGCTTCAAAATTCCTTCGGTGACCCTGTAGAGTTCCCAGCCAACAGCAACGAGAATGCGGTGCTCCGCAGATTCACTTCCAAGAGACCTGGTAACATCAATCCAGAGCAGCCGACAGAGGAAATGATAGGCATTTGCATTCCGGCTTCTAAATATAAGAACCCGGAAACATACAATTATATGTCTGAGTCTGCTAAGCAGGCACTCGCTGAGAGCATCAGTGATCTCTTCCGCATGAATATGTGGAAGGAGCTTGGAGACCTGTCAGATACCTCATGCAAGAAGATGACTGCATTCCGCTCATGGTGCTGCATGCACGGCATTGATGTCGAGTATGCCGAGACCGTCCGCATGAAGTGGTACCGCATGCTAAAAAGCTACCAAAAGCATGGAGTCAATCTTTTCTCTCATAAAAGATGTAAAAAAGAGGATTTTTAAGCTAAAATTCTCATCTACCATCTACCCTAATATGTTCAGACACGCACACCTGCGAACGCATGCGAACAGATGCGCACAATATTCACTATTATACATTATATATATATATGAAGAGACTTAGTTATATCTGCAAGGTGCAGCGAGTTCCTATCTCGGAACTTCCGTTCACGACACTTCTTCATAACCGAACATTTGAGATTCCGGAAAGCATACCATGGGAGGAAGTTAAGTGTCAGAAGCCAGCGAAGCTGGAAATAACAGACAAGTTGGAGGATGGCGAGCGCATCTACACGCATAAGCTGACAATCAAAACTTGTGAAGAGGACATGGTTAGCAAGATTCCATACGCATACCTCGTGACAGACCTTGAGAGCCGAAAATATCTCATCGGTACAGGAGAGAGACCATATCCTGTCATCACAGAGAGTGATGTTCACCCAGATTCTTACTCCTCATCAACTCTGATAGAGGTGACGATTTCTTGGGTTGCCAAACGAAAAGCACCGAAAATAGCATAGTTTCCGTGTTTTTAAAATCGGCAATTGCCGATTATCTTTGCAAGAAAAAACAAAGCTCATGAAATATGGTATGATGATTTGCGGTACAATTGGAGCCGGCTACGACTGGTGGACTGGCAACTACGGTACTCGCTCCAAAGATGTCAAGGCTTACCTTGACGCTCACCAAGACGAGGAGGTTGATATAGCAGTCTCCTCGCCTGGTGGCTACGTCGATGAGGGATTGACCATCTATCAGCTCATCAAGGACCATGGTCATGTCAACGTCCATATCCTCGGCATGACAGCTTCCATCGCTACAGTTCTGTGCATGGGAGCACAGCATGTTGATATGTCCGTCGGCAGTACCATGCTCATTCACAATGCTTCGACTGGTGTCGCTGTCTGGGAGTCTGCCAACAAGGCGAAACTCGATGAACTCATCAAGGATTGGCAGAAGCAGCGTGATGATCTCGACACCATCGACAAGGTCATCGCATCTGTCTATGCTCAGAGATCGGGCAAGACTAGCGATGAGATCCTGGCTCAGATGGACAAGGGCAGTTGGCTGAGTCCACAGCAGGCATTGGAGATGGGGTTGGTTGATGAGGTCAAGGACCTGGATGAGGAAGACAAGAAGCGTCAGACCAATCTCGCTAAGAGATTCACTAACGCCTACTGCTCAGACCTCGGTCTTCCTCCCCTTCAGGGAGTGACCGCTAACGACGAGCCGTCAAAAACATTCCTGGAGAAGGCTTTCGCCTCTCTTAAGGATATGTTCAAGAATAACAATACAATTTCCAACATGAAGAAGAAATTCCTCAACCTTCAGACCATCCTTGACCGCAAGGATGATTTTGAAGTTACCGATGAGAAAATTACTCTCACCGATGCAGAAATGCAGAAAATCGAGGATAGCCTTGTTCAGAAGCAGAAGGACTTCGAGGAGAAGTCAACTGCTCTCGACACAGCTAAGCAGAAGGTCAAAGACCTCGAAGCTCAGATTGCCGAGAAAGACAAGGCTATCGAAGACAAGACTCAGGAGATCGAGGACTTGAAGGGCGCACCAGGTGCAGAGACCGTGGATGAGCCTACAAGCGCACCTCAGGCTTCTCCTCGCGACTGCTACAACGCATTATGTGATATCTAATAATGGCAGAGCCTAAGAAAATTGAAATCACACCCGAGGAGCTCTCCAAGAGCTTCATCACTTATCGCAAGGATATTCTTCAGATGCCAGTCTTGGCGCTTGAAGAAGTTACGAAGTACATGCAGCTGCGCAAGGGTGTTCGCTACGTTGAAGAGGTAGGCGAGCTCGCAGGTGCATTTGAAATTGGTCCTTTCTCTTACACCCGCATCGATGACGAGCAGGTGAAGATTGTTGGCCGCAAGCTGGAGACCTTCTTAGGTTCTGGCGTCAAGGAGTTCAACCCTGTTTCAGTTGTTCAGAGCATCTACGGCTCTGCTGCAGTGCAGGGAGATGCCCTCAAAAACACACCAATCACCAAATTGGTGGCTATGTACCTCTTCAAGTTGCTGGGCGAAGCATTCCGCAACAGCATCTTCACCGCAAAGCGCAACGATGCAGGCAAGACTACAGCAGAGCTGTACAACGGCTTCAAAACCATCGCTGATGCGGAGGTTCTGGCCGGCAACCTTGCAACAAGCAAGGGCAACCTCTTCAAGACGACAGCCATGACCGCAGAGAATGCGGTTGATGTCATTGAGGAGTTCATCGATGCCGCTGACGAGAAGCTGAGAGGTGAGAAGACCATCCTCTTCTGCAACAAGAAGAGCAAGACGCTCTATGAGCGTGCATACCGCAATACCTACGGTCACCTCAACTACAACAAGGAGTTCAACAAGACCTACATCGATGGCGATCAGAAGTGCGAAATCGTAGGTCTCTCTTGCGTTCCTGATGGCTTCAAGCTCATCACACCGAAGAATAATATGCTTGTCGGTATCGCTACCGAAGGCGAGAAGTGTAACTTCGAGATTGAAAAGAGTCTCCGTTCTCACTTCCTCCTCGACTTCGTCGCTACCATGTTCTTCGGTTGCCAGTACGAGTCTATCTCCAAGGAGCGTATGCTGGCAGGTTATGACGTTATCCCTACTGCATAGGGGTAGCGTCTGATTCAATAACATATACATTATATATATATGGCAAAGAAAACATGTGCAGAGGCAGCGAACCTCTATGAGGACGTTCTGCGCTGCCCTGGTGTCAAGCGACTGCCAGGAACTCGAGCATACGGCTGGCTGATTCGTCGTGCATTCATCACCGCGATGGCTGAGCCGCAGAAGGAGAGCGCAACTGCGCTCAAAGACTATCTTGTCATCAAGGATTCACACACCTTGGCCGCTGACAAGAAGTGGATCAAGGTCGAGTTCCTTCCAGACAAGAGCAGCATCGCTCCGGAAGCTCAGGGCGAAGAAGGCAGCAAGACCATGAACAACAAGGCGACTCTTGTCCTTCCTGGTACCGAAGAGGAGCAGCAGGCTCTTGCATCCATCCTCCTCAACGATGACTGCATCTTCCTCGTTCCTCAGCGCAACGGCAAGGTCCGTCAGTTCGGTGACGATGCCTTCCATGTGTCTGTCACTCCTTCAGCTACTACCGGTACCTCCGTCACAGACGAGGCAAACACCACATTGGAGATCTCTGTTGCCTGCGACACCATGCCACCTTTCTATTATGGTGACATCGTCACAGAAGAGGGTACCTTCAGCGGTGAAACTTGTAAGCTGAAGACAGCAGTAGCAGCAGGTGAGAAGAAATAGATATAGGATACTCTAATTCCTTTTTCATATCTCATTGAATTTGGCAGGGCGAAGCTAGCAGTAGCTCGCCCTGTTTTTTTTATTAAAGCAAAATGAACGATATCACATTCACCAACAAGGTCAAGGCGTGGTTCGACAGCGAACACACTGACGACAATATCCGTGAGGGCGCTATGCTCCTCCTTCAGATTACTAACAACAGACATCTCTATCAGCAGATTATGATGCGTCCGCAACACAATCTGAAGAAGCTGCAGTATGAGTTGAATAAGCACCTTAAATATCGCATGAAGGGCCTATCACTTGACGAAGTTCGCAAGTTCGATGAAGTTGTCACTCCAGTTCTGCAGGCTGCAGTTGACAAGGCAGAGCAGGCGGACATCGAAGCGGCAGCAGATATTCCTCACCTTCCGGTGACTGAGGCAGAAATCACCGATTCCATCGGTCCTTCAGCCATCATTGCACGAGGCAAGCGAGCTGATCACGACCAGCTCCCTGAGAATATTCAGCAGATCTGGGATGCCAACGCAGCCCTGTGGAAGAAAATCAAAGAGCACTTTGAAGCTTGCAAGGCTTTTGACCAGTCTTGCGATCGCTACGAGAGTCTCAATGCTGCCAACGAAGACTTCCGCAAGATGCTTGTCACTCTTAAGGAGGAGTACTATGCCTACAAGCAGGGCATGGAAGTGTATGACCATGCCAGCTCGGCTGATGCCGAGGCACAGCAGGAAGAGAAGCAGTCTGATGCTGCCATCACCTCCAAACAAATTGGCAATGCTCGTTCCTACATCACCAAGAACCTTGACCCGCTCATCGGATTGATGGAGGCTGGCAACACCGACAAGGCTGATGCCTTGCGAGCAAAGGTCTATGAGCGTGTGCAGCTCCTCATCACTGCCAAGGCAGAGATAACCGCTGACACCATCGCCAAGCTTCAGCAGGCTGGCATCACCATGGAGCAGCAGGCTTCAGCAGATGGCGAGGAGCAGACAGAGAGCGAGGAGCAGGCTGAGAAGCCAGAGCAGCCGGAGAGCGCAGAAGAGGAGGTGACAGATGAGGGCGAAGCAGATACAGCAAGTCCTGAAGCCGCTCCAGGAGAGTAGCTCGCAGGTCTTCCTAGGTCAAGGGCTTCACGCCCTTGGCTTGTTGGGTTGGATTCTGGAGCAGACAGGTCCGGCAGACATAGCCGTCACCACCTTCTCTACTTCCGATGCCTTCCTTTGTGGTGTTGTCAACCTTCGCAAGCGAGGGTTGATTCACCACTCAGTGTTAGTAGCTGACGTTAAAGCTTCAAGTAAAACTTTAAAGCTAAAAGCCTTAATGACAGAGGCTTTTGACGAGGTTCGCCTAACGCTCAATCACTCCAAGGTGATGCTTGTCGCTAACGCTCAGTGGTTAGTCTCCGTGATTACATCTCAGAACCAGACCTATGGTGACCGTGCGGAATGCACGTTCATCTCTTGCGACAGAGGTGTCTATCACGATATCCAATCAATGCTCAATAATCTGATAGATGATTCGACAACAATATCCTTATCTGGAGGAGAGTGAGACCTATCTGCAGGCGGTCTATGACCTTGCGAAAACAATGACTCCGGTGGAGCAGGTTCCCATCCTCATGGATTTAGATCCGGAGGAGTCCATGGCGCTGCAGATGGAGCTTCAGGAGCCGCGCTCTCCTTATCGCAGGCGCTATCTCAGAGGTTTAGCGGAAACCGCTAATGAGTTGCGTACCAACAATATTGCACTCGCCAATGTCGGTTCGCCAGGTGCTTATCAGTCAGTCATGTCTCAGCTATCTCAGATTGTTGCCAACCTCAGTTAGCTATGAGCTTACCGATTAATGTTGACGATTACATGAAGTACATGCCTCTCAACGAGGATGAACTTCAAGACCTCCACCTTTCCGCTATCGTCAAGGCGAGAGTGGAGCGACTTCGGGGATGCTACGCCTTTTGGCTTCGCTATCCCCGCTATTCTGTCCGTGAGATGGTGGACCAGGATAAGGCGATGTTCGGCATCTCCGATGCTCAGGCATACGATGATATCCATCTCTGCCAGCTCATGCTCGGCAACCTCAATGCAGCATCCAAGGAGTTTTGGAGGTGGAAGGTCAACCAGGAGATTGACGAAGACCGCAAAGCTGCCAAGGCAGCTGGCGACTTCCGCGCACTGGCAGTGATGCAGAAGAACCGCATCAAGAACAACCGCACCGGCACGCCTGATGAGCCAGAGCTTGCATTCGACAAGATTGTCCCTGTTGAGTTCCGCATGACAGATGATCCTACGGTCATTGGTTTGCAGAAGATACCAAATCTTCGCGCAAAAATCAAGAAAATGGAGAAACGCTACTCGATGCCGGACATCGAGGATGCCGACTTCGAAGAACTTCCACCAGATGATGACAGCAGCAAGACCTAAGGAGTTATTCTTCAACGACATGCAGTCAAGAGTCCTTCAGCTCATGCCCAAGACACTCGTCTGTGAATGGGGTCGAGGTACCGGTAAAGGTGTAGTGGAGGCAGGGCGCATCCTCTATGCGGTCCAGCACATGCCAGGCTCATGCCTGGGCATGGTGGCGCCATCCGTCAAGCGATGTCAGACCAACATCCTCCCCTCTGCTCTAGTACACCTGGAGGAGTGGGGATACAAGAGAGATGTCCACTACATCGTAGGCAAAAAACCATGGAAGGCGCTGCACTGGCAGGATCCGCACTTCCAACCGATGAACTGGGAGAACACCGTAGCCTTCTACAATGGAAGCTACCTCAACATCATCTCTCAGGACCGCAGCGGTACTTCCAACTCCCTCTCTCTCGACCATGTCTTCATAGACGAGGCGAAGTTCATAGATTGGGAGCAACTGAACAATGAGACGCTGCCGGCAAACCGAGGCAACAAGCAGCTATTCGGTGATTGCTGCCTCCACCATGGTCTGACAATTACTTCAGATACCTCGGCAACCAAAAAAGGTTCCTGGTTCATGAGCTGGGAGAAAAAGCAAGACAAGGAACTGGTAGCAACCATGGAGACAGTCATAGTTCATCTGCATAGCATCCGCAACAAGCTGGCTGCTCACCCAGAGCGATATGACTACTACATGAAGGAAGTGCAGAAGTATGAGAAGATTCTTAAGTCTCTGCGCTCCTATGCGCTTGTCTATTCTCGATGCTCGAGCATTCAGAACCTCGCAGTGTTGGGCGAGGACTTCATCAAGCAGATGAAGCGAGACCTCCCTAAGATGACGTTTCAGACCAGCATCATGTGCATGCACGTGGGCATTGCACAAGACGGTTTCTATTCGGGTCTCGATGAAGACAGAAACTTCTATACTGCTCCGAACACGTCATTCCTGGACAACCTGCAGTATAAGTTCGACAAGCGGAAAGACAAGGTCGATTGCCGAACCGATGGCGACATAGAGGACGGTTTACCGCTAATAATAGGCTGCGATGCCAATGCCAACATCAACTGTCTCGTGACAGGCCAGGTGGGTTCAGACCAGAAGCTTCGCATCCTCAAATCCTTCTACGTGAAGTATGAGCGCAAGCTTCCGGAACTCACGCAGGACTTCTGCGACTACTACAAGTATCTCAAGAGCAAGCGAGTCATATTCTACTATGATGCAACCTTCGTGGGCAACTCCTATGCTACTCACACCGAGGACTTCTATCAGATCATTTCTCGCATTCTCCGCAAAAATGGATGGTTAGTCACAGAGATCTATATCGGCAAGCCATGGAACCACCTCATGAAGCAAGAGCTCATCAATCGCATGTTCAAGGGCAAGGCCAAACACATGATCCTCATCAACGAGGACAACAACGATGACCTCATCATCTCTATAGAGTCTGCTGGCTGCTACAACAACGGCAAGGATAAGCGAGGTGAGAAGCTTGTGGAGACTGATGAGGATAGGCTGGAGAACCGCACCGACTTCTCCGATGCCTTCGACACGGTCTGCATTGGCGCAGAGAAGTTCCCGCAGGCTGTACTCTATACAGGTGGCATGGGCTGCCATTTCTCTCGATAGTTTTGTTTCCATTATTATAGGTTTTAAAAGTTTATTTATTTTTTTCCGTTTTATTTCTTTAGGCTGTTGCTCGTGAGAGTAGCAGCCTTTTTTGTTTTACATTCTTGGTGCAGAAGCGGTATCGCCTTTAGGGGCGATGGTTGTTTGATGCTTTTCCGTACTTTTTTTTAACTCATTCTCCGCAGCTCGTCAGTTTTCCCTCTCGAAATTTCCTGTGCAAAGGTAGCATCCGGGGATTCAAACCTGTGCATGAACCTGAGCAAACAAAAGCCAAAGATTCTTAACGCTATGCTAAATCTTTACCTTTTGTTTCCACAGAACCCCACACCTGTTTGCCTCTCCCGGTGCATTTTGAAGCACAGGAAAAATCGAAAGGGCAAACCGAGCTTTATACGGAATGAGTTAAAAAAAATACTCCAAAGCAGGGAGTTGGAAAAATCTCTGGACTCCCTCGCATTACCAGAATAGAGTTTTAAACATCAAATCTTTCAAAATATGAAACAGAATTATTTCATTGAGTACGTTCCAAATGCCTACATCAATCTGTGTGTGGACAAGGAGCAGCAGAGAGCTAACAATCAGCTCATCTACGATTTCAAGGCAGGCAAGCAAGCCGCAACACGCTTCTGCGCTGAGTTATTAATCAGCTATCTGACAAGACATTATAGCACCATATTAAAGGACTTCGTGGTGGTCTTCGCACCGACAAGTGCACAATGGAAGTACAACAAGCGATTCGGCTATCTCGCAGCCATCTTGAATGCGGCAGGCATCGCAACCGCAAACGAGCAAGTGAGCATCTATGGCGAGCGCAAGCCTACCCACAACGGAGGAAGCCACTTTGTGAACGAGGCACTCTATCACGTCAGCATCAATGCAGACTTCTTCAAAGGCAAGAACGTGATACTCTTCGATGACCTCTTGACAAGCGGTCAGACCATCGAGAGCTTCAAGAAGCAGTTGGAAGCGGCAGGCGCTTACGTGGAGCGTGAAATCTTCGTAGGTCGAACCATCCACCACTGCCCAATCAGCAACCGAGGAGTCTTGCAGGAGATGGAAGAAGGCTTCTATGAAGCCGTAGCACGTTCAAAGAGATGTTTCCCACAAGGAGTAAAAATCAAAAAGTCTAACCATATTAATAATGTAGCGTAATGAAGAAGTATAGTAATATTCTAGCAGACGAGAGACCCGAGTACAAGGCAGCCAATTTTGGCTTCGATTCTCTCAGTAACACCGAGCTGTTATCCATGGTTATCAACCGAGGAGCAGGCACAACCGAGAGCCTAAGCCAAGCAAGGCAGCTCATGAACATCGCAGACGGAAGTCTGAGTAACCTCGCAAAGTTATCCATGGATGAAATGCAGGTAGTGCAGGGTATCGGAGACTGCAAGGCACTAGCAGTACTCGCAGCCATCGAGCTAGGCAAGCGCAGAGCACTGGAGCGCATGCCGATGAAGCCAGACCTCGGCAGCAGTCTAGCCATCTACAACTATCTCATGCCGCAGATGGCAGACCTTAAGGTCGAGCAGGCACATGTGCTGCTGATGAATCAGAACTTCCGACTTATCAAGCACGTGAAGATAAGCGAAGGAGGAATCACGGAGACAGCGGTAGATATTCGCATCATCATGCAGGCAGCAGTGAAGTATGGTGCAACCATCATGGCACTAGCACACAATCATCCGAGCAACAATGCCACACCGAGCCGAGCAGATGACCAGCTGACAATGCAGGTGAAGAAGGCATGTGATATTATGCGTATATTCTTCATGGACCACGTCATCATCACAGACGGAAGCTTCTACAGCTATCACGACAAGGGCAAGCTATAGGAGGAGCCAGGGCAACATGGGAACATGTTGCCCTTATCTGATGAGCATACTTGCTGATGACCGCCAGTACACGGAAGGTGGATAAGGTCATTCGTGCGGTCGTAATTCGGTCGTTTGCGGTCATTCGTGCGGTCATTCGGCAATTGCCACACGAAAAAGTTGTTACATATTCCGCTATAAAAAAACAAGGCAATTGCGCCCGAGCGTAGGGCGGTGGGGGCTACCCTTACAGGGGTAGCACGCTCCTTTTTGTGCAACTTTTCAAAAATCTATGATTTTCAAGAAGTTGACAAAAATGACCGTGGAAAATTGGTGCAAAACACCAATTTTCGCAATCGGTTTCCAACCGATTGCCGCCCGCAAAATGGCGACTTATGACAATTCCTACAGAATTGCCACAAGAAACGCGCCATTTTGCGGGCGACCCCTCCATTGCATTCCGGGGTAAAAGAGGATGGGACATTTTTTGACATCATTTAAAAATGATGATTTTTTAGAGGTTAGGACCGTTTTTGACATCATTTAAAAATGATGATTAGAGCGGATAGGACCTTTTTTGATACTTAAAAGTTAAAAATATACAAACGTTTATTAAAAAGTGCAGAAATATTTGGCTAATAACAAAATGTTTATTACCTTTGCACCAGAAAAAGAAATTAATAACGTTTAAAGCCCTCGACATCACGGACAAGTCAATGAGTTATGAAGACAATATTAGAAGAAGAGTTGATTAAGACAGGTTATCGATATAGTGATAACGAAGACGGAACTTTTGATGTATGTTATGACCACAATCAAGATGCCTTCTTCTCGCCCCTGAATGGTTATCATGTTGCAACTGTCAAAGAGGACGATGAACTCTGGTATGTTGATAACGGCTGCGGAGCAGGATGGGGAGAATACCCCAAGAAGGATTGGACTTTAGAGAGAGCCATATACGACCAGTGTATTGACGAACATATCAATTAATAACGTTTTCAGCCCTCGACAACACGGATAAGTCAATATTATGGCAAATAAGAAGGTCAATTTCGATAGAGCTTTAGGTTTTGGGCAAAACGAGAGCCACAGACAGCAGGATATTTATTTCGGTCTGATTAGCGATAACGAAGAACTGAAGTCTTTAACAGGTAAACAGATGGCAGAGGTTGCACGTCTGATGGCTGCGCAGAAATTATATGGTTATAATGAGTGCGGCAGAGAATTTGAGTGCTGGGAGGGAGCATAAAAAAAGCCCCGACCTAAGCCGGGGCTACCACAGACCATTACAGTCTGAAATCTACGATAGTAGAAATTTGCTCTATCAAGAGCGTTTAAATCCACAATTCCGAAGAATTGACCGTCAACGGAAGTTTATTTTTCTTTCTATTCCATAAAGGTTCGATTGAAGTCTTCCGAAGACGGGTGCAAATATACGAAATAAAGTAATACGGTGCAAGTAATTGCCCGTATAATTAATAATAATTAAGCTTTCAGCCCTCGACATCACGGTTAAGTCAGTACAATGCCACAGTACAGCAAAACTCTTTCTCAGCAGCTTGGCGAAGTCTCCGACATGCTCTCCATGTCCTATGTCGCCAGGGCTTACTTCGGCAAGTCACGTTCATGGATATCTCAGCGACTCCATGGCAACATCGTCAATGGCAAGCCAGCGATATTCACTCCTTCAGAGCTGGAGACACTCAGAGGAGCATTGAAAGATATGTCTGAACTCCTCGACAAGAAGAGCAAGACTATATAACCATCAGCCTCTGGTGCGTGATGCATCGGGGGCTTTTTCGTCTCCAAATGTTAAATCTTAGTTAATATAACGAATTTGTAGTATAATTATTTGGTTATATCACGAAAATGTAGTATCTTTGCAGTGTTAAATTAAACAAGTAAGTAATATGAAATGGAATGAATTGAAAAGAATTGCTATTGCCCACGGCTTTCAGTTTTACAAAGGTTTGAAAGGGCATGACCTCTACATTAACAGAGAGACCAAGAAAACAATCATGCTAGAGCGACATTGGTCACAAGAGGTTAGAAAAGGATTGGTAAACAAGCTTAGAAAGGATATCGGGTTCTAACCCGATTCCTTTTTAAACAAGAATATAACAAAACATTAAAATAGATTTCGTATGGATAAAAAATTTAAGGTTTCTATTGAGAAACAGAAGGATGGCAGCTATATTGCATATAATACAAATATGAGTGGCTGTACTATTATCGGCACAGGTGATTCTGTAGCTGCTGCAAAAAAAGACTTTTTGGAGTCTATGGCAGGTGTGGCAGATGCAAAACGTGAGTTGGGTGATGAGGTTCCGGAGGCTTTCTCTAATGTCCCAGACTACAAGTTTGATTTGTCTTCGCTCTTTGAGTATTATAAGATGATAAATGTGAGTGCTTTTGCTAGATTCGTGGGCATTAATGATACTTTGATGCGCCAGTACCGCAAGGGTAATACATATATCTCGGATGCTCAACTGCAGAAAATCGAAGATGGTATTCATCAATTAGGAAATGAATTTTCCAGACTTCAACTTGTTTAATTTAACACCTTGACTTTTGAGGTCTGTGTTGCCCTCGGATGGCTTGTCATTCGAGGGCTTTTTTTGCTCACCTTATTAATAAGGTGAGCAGTTTCCTATAAAAATGTGATGGTTTTCCCCAACTTTTTGGGAAAATCGCTTGCAGAACCAATTATTTTTCGTAATTTTGCACCGGTATAACATAGCAAAAAACAATTAAATTACCTCAGCGGAGGCTTCTCATGTTTCTTAAAAAACATTCATGAAATATAACTATTCCCTTCGTGAGAAGTGGATGGTCAGGGTGCAGAACAGGGTGCGAAGTCTAGGAGTTCGCACAATTACTCATCCTGGTTCTGGCTTCGATGCCATGCACCCGCAATATTCTTTTTAACAGTTAGATTATAGTCGATAAAATTTTAGGTTAAGGGTTTTTAGTTATTAAGCAAAACGATTCTTTACGCCATCCGTGCGTGATGTATAGATGGCCTTTTTTATGTTTTACAGCATATTTAAATGTTAAATTCAAGAGTTATATGGAAAAATAGATAGAAAAATTTGGCTGATTCAAAATAATTCTGTAATTTTGCAAACGTCTACAAGATGATAGTAATCTATCCGGCAGGGCGACCGTTTCGCCTATGGCTCAATAAGCCGCAGGCATTTTTTTTGCCCATATATATCAATTTGCTGGCATCAGCAAAAAGGTGTACCGATATGGCGGCTGCATGAACCGTAAGATTTGATTTGTCCTCTCGGATAAGCCATCATCTTGTAGACAACGGGGAATGCAGCCGCCACCCGTATATATATATTTCCGTGCGCTGCTCATGTCTACAAGATGATGCAAATATGCAGAATTCAATTTTAATCAGCGATGCACTGAAGTCTCAGACATCAGGCATCACAGTAGAGGATGGCATCAAGGCCGTCAAGTCAGAAATCAAGAAGTTCGCCAAGACCAAGAGCGAAACCTTCAGCTACTTGTGTGAGGAGACCGTCACCTATGGTGAGGTCGCCAAGACCATGCTAGGCATGGTGGCATTGCTAGCGTTCGTGTTCATCGGTGGCTTCTTATTCGGAGGGGAGGTAATGTAAAATGGAAACAAATGAATTGAACTATTATGAGACGTACAAGAAGAAGTACCCTGATGTCGTCAAGACGACCATCGGTACAGTCTTTCCTTTCAATACTGAGCAAGCAGCAAACCTCGCTGACTACGTCGCAGATCAGCAGAAGACAGCAGTCGTCGGCTTCGTCATTAGCAAGAAAGGCGTTGACATATACACTTCAGCTCAGCTCGCAGCCGAGCAGTCTAAGGTGGATTCCGTAGGTCAGAGCAACAACATGTTTGAAGAGACAAGCAGTGAGCAAACTGCTAGAAGATTACGTGAATTGAATGTTCCAGAAGAAGTAGTGAGTCAGTTTACCGAGAAACTTGACGATATGGCTGAAGAGGTGAAGCAGATAGGCAGAGAACTACAAGATGGGGATAAATTATACAATGTATCTAAATACATTGTGAGATTAGCTAGCATCATGCATAGATCTCATAAGCTTACGTCTGAGGAAATGGATATCATCGAGGAGTATAGAAAAAGAAAGGAGGATTGAGCGATGAGAGGAATGAAAGAAGAAACGAGAAAGCTCATATTTAACGAGAATGTTCCGATGAGTCTCATCGATGAGTTCACCAGAAAGATGAAAGCTTTAACTGCTACGGCTGAAAAATTGAATTCAGTAATGAGAGAGGCACAATCCTTTAGCGTAAAGCTTGGTTGTGTGGAACAAATGACTCAGGTTCTTGAAAAAAGAAATGAAGCTGAAGCTGACTTCGTAAAGGAAGCCAGAAAGTATGTAAAGAAAGGAGGCGAGCAATGAAGAAGAAAAGATATAGCAGACAGTTGATTGCTAAGCTCACAGCCAAGGAGGTTCGCTCTTGTGAGTTCTACGCTAAGACTGGTCGCAGAATTAATGCTGCGAAGGTACAGATAGATTTCTATCGCGATAACAATGTGGTTGCAAAAGTGACATTCTGTGATGACCCTGCTCACAAGCAGACCGTCATCAGATGGTACACCAAGCAATATTTTTCACTTCGTTATGGTGCCAGAGAGGCGAAGCCTATCAACATGACTCTGGCAATGTGGAGAACTTTCAAATAGATGATATGAGAAGAAAAAAGAATATCTATGAGCTGCAGAGCCAGCGTAACCGTATCATCATTGAGGCAACCAAGAGATTGACGGATGCAGCAAGCATCCGCCTCTCATGTCTCTGTCTGCAGAGAACCATCGCGGCATATAGCGGTGCAGAAGTACAAAATGGAAGAGATTCAAAGTTCAAGAAGCTCGCTGATAAGCAGATTCAAGAGCTTGATGATCTCATGCAGCATTACCTACATCAGGAGCAGCGATATCAGAACATTATAGACAGCATCAGATACTTCACCTGTCTCTACTACGAAGCACAGGAGAGATTGAAGCGTGAAGCTGATAAGCCGGAATAATTAGTAACAAACCCTTAACTTAAGAGATTATGAATGAATATGACGACAATGGAGGATTCGCTATCAGCCTCCTCGAAGCTTACTTCAAGTTCCGTTCCAACCTTCCTATGAAGGACAGAGAGACAGGACTTAACTACAAGAAGCAGTTCAAGACAACACAGGACATCGCCAGTGAACTCGACGTCATGGGCGGTGTACAGGTAGAGAAGATTAATAAGTACATGCAGCAGCATGGCTACGTCCTCGCAACTCTGCCAGACGGCACGGTGGCGTGGGCAATTTGGGAAAGAGTAATGCCAATTACTTAATGATATAATAATTTAAATAGCGATTTTTGTTGTTTTCGAGATTTTTTCGTACCTTTGCGGCACGAAAGATTTGAAAAGTTTAAAACACTAGCTTTTAGACGGCTGATTGCTCGAGAGAGTAGTCAGCCGTATTTTTATATATGGCAATTGCCATGTATCTTTGCACTAAAAAACAAATATGACCATCAAATCACTTCCGTCGGGCAGCGTCTTCCTCGAAGGCATCCCCGACATCGTAATTCTCACAGCCAAGACACGCCTGTCTGTCACCATCAAGGTGGGCGACACTCCTACCTACGAGGAACTCCTCTATCCGGCAGGCGGAGAAGTCTGCGTTGCTGATCTCGCAGAGATTTTCCGTCCTCTTGCAAGGCAGAAGCTCTGCGTCAACGCAACCATCACCATCACGGAGCAGAGCGTGGTAGGCGAGACCGAGACCAACGAGGAGACCAAGACCGTGACCCTCACGGTCTATTATTCAACAGTTGACATCGTGGGAGTCAACTGCACAGAGTTCCTTCAGAACCATTTCCTCACGCTCCTGGAGGGGCGCAAGACTACCGCCATCGGTCGCCTCGAATACCTGCACTACATGGGTACCGAAGAGGCAACCATCACCGCTCATTATTCCGGCACAACATCTACGAAAGTGTTTACCGGTACGGCCGTAGGAGGCAATGATATCTACACGACACTAGACGTATCTCCAGCACGCTTCACAGCCGAAGGCCTTGACCTTCTCTACTACATAGTAGAGGCAGGCAATCGCTCCATGACGTTCATTCTCGACCCGGAGCAGCCGGACTGCGCTCCGATTCTGCTCTTCACCAATTCCTTCGGCTGCCAGGAGTTGCTCTATTGCACTGGCAAGCATGAGGTGGACCCTCAATATACCAGAGATGCGGCATACATCGCAGGCTACAAGCTCAACTATCGCATCACGGAGCAGAGGACATTCAATGCCGACACCGGCTATCTCGGTACAGATATGGCCAACTGGGCTGATGACCTCTTCCGTTCCGACGAGGTCTATCTGATGAACTTCGTCCATGGCAATTCTATCCTGGGCAAGCGTGTCACCCTCTCAGACTCCAAGTCCAAGCGTGACAACCTCCATGACAGCATGCCTCGCTTCACCTTCAGCTACACCTACGCACAGAAGCAGCACAATGTGCTGGACCTTCAGCGTGGTGGCCGAATTTTCGATAATACATTTGACATGACGTTCAACTGATGCAGAGAACCGCATATCACATCAACGAGGTGCTGAAGCTCCTCGACAAGGCCAAGGACGATGGCGCAACCGTCAACATGAAGGCGTGGACACAGGACGGGCAGACCATTGACTATACAGGATGGCTGGTCAGAGGTGGCAGCTGGAGAGGCGGATTCCACCGCCTCGTCAACCCTGCCAATGGCGAGGTCAGAACTGTTCCGGACATTTTTATTTTTAACTTTTTAGGCAAACCAGTATATCTATGAACGAAGAAAGAGATAAATATCAGCTTCAGGAGATTGGCGCAAGCGGCAATCTCCTCCGTTATGCGATTGTCGCCGAAGGAGTCTCCAAGGCTAGCAATTCAACCATCGAGCAGCAATATGGTTCAGACACCAGCTTCTTCGGATCCGGAGAGATTGGCGATGCCCGATATACAATGACTGAGGTCAATGGCAGGGAGATAGAATACATCAACTATGGCGATGATGATAACATGCCATACATCCTTCAGAACCTCCTCCGCAAGAACATGGTGGCTCAGCGAGCCATGGCATTCAACGTCAAGTGCTGCTATGGCCAGGGCATCAGATTCGTGGACAGAGAGTCAAAGAAGGACGTGACCAGCGATGAAATCAGGGATTTCTGCCTCCGCAACTCGATTCACGAGGTATTCATGCAGCAGGCTACGGATATGAAGTTCTTCAACTGGTCAGTTGAAGTCATCATCCTCTCCAAGGACCACAAGCGCATTGTCAATATCAGACACAAGGACGTGTCCTATTGCCGACTGCAGAAGCCGAATGCCAGCGGCCGCATCGAGAATGTGATTTTCGGTGACTTCCGAAAATACGGCAGTTCTATCGAGGGCGAGATTATCCCTCTTCTTGACATCTACGACCCGCTGGGCGACCTGCTGGCACGAATGGGAAAGGCTGCGGATCCTTATACTGGCATCAAGGGCAAGGCACCTCGTGATGGCAAAGATTGCAAGTTCGCCATCATCAGCCGCATGCCGACACCTGGCATCCAGTTCTATCCGGTACCCTACTACGCATCCATCTTCGATGATGCCTGGTATGATATCTACCGACTCATCGGCATCGGCAAGCGCTACATGATCAAGAACACGTCCGCGCCTCGCATCCAGATTGAGGTCCACCGCGACTACTGGGATGACCTCTGCAACAATGAGGGCATCATCGATGCCGAGGCACGCAAGGCGCGCATCCTTAAAGAAAAGGATGACATCATCAATTTCGTCTGTGGACCGGAAAATGCAGGCAAGGCACTCATCACCGGCTACTACTTCGACCCGAATGGCAAGGAGCAGCGCATGGTGCGCATCATCAACCTCAGCGATGGTGGCAAGAAGGAGGGTGGAGACTGGGCAGACGATATGTCCGAAGCTTCCAACTCTCTCTGCTTCGCACTCGACTGCCATCCGAACCTCATCGGAGCAACACCAGGCAAGAGTCAGATGAACAATTCCGGCTCAGACAAGCGAGAGCTCTTCATCATGAAGCAGTCTCTCGAGAAATCCGAGCACGACATCATGTCCAAGCCATGGCATGTCATCCTCCACTATAACACATGGGCAGACCAGGGAGTGACCTGCGATGTACCTATGATAGAGCTGACAACGCTCGACAAGAACAAAGACGAGCAGAAATCATTAGTAACCAACAAGGGCAAGGAAAATGGCAAAGAAGATTGAAATCAGCAAGGATCAGTTCGAGGACTGCATCCTTGTAGCGACTAGTTCGCACTCCGAAGTCTATGACTCCGTCAAGAAGCATTTTGATGGCGCATACAACGCCATCCGCATGAATTTTCTCGGTGAAATCGGTGAAAAAGCGCTTGATACCAATGAAGATCTCAAGCAGAGTGTAGTCAGCGCAGTATGCCTGAGTGCATTCCTGGAGGTCGTCCGACACCTCGACCTGGTGCTCACTCCTACTGGATTCGGTGTCGTGGCAAACAGCGAAGTGTCTCCAGCCAGCTCTGCGCGAGTGGAAGCACTCATAGAGCAGTGCAGGTTGGCCAACATCAAGGCTCAGGACTTGATGCTGTCACATCTCTGCGATATTGCAGGGTGGGGGATCACCATGCAGGCTCAGCAGAGCATACAGACTGTATTGTGGAGCATCACAGGTTATTGCTATCTGACAAGACAGGAGTACATCGCATCCAAGGAGTGGACATCCAAGCTGGCAGCCATGCAAGAGGCTGACTCCATCCTTCGCAAGTTGATATCCGATGCAGAGATGGATGATATCATGTCCATAGTCAGAGGAGTGAGAGAGGACAATGAGTTTGAGGGCAGTGTGCGCCTCATGCTATGCCGCTGCATGATTATGCTTGCCAACGACATGCTGTCTGCATACTCCAACGAGCGTGCAAGACTGCTCTCATATCTAGACGAGAACCTCGATGAATTCCCAATATATGCGAATTCATCGGCATACAAAGCAAACCATTTTAAGGAGTTCAAGAATGAAAAATCAAAACCTGCCTTCGTTTTCAATTCGTGAAGATGGTACACAAGAGTTCAATTTCAAGGCGCCATCATCGTGGGAGGAACTATCAGATGATCAGTTGCGCTATGTCCTTAGCGTCATGGCGCTCCATCACGACAAAATCGTTATCAAATGCTACCTGCTCGCAAGGTTCTGCGGTCTTACCGTGCATAAGTACACCAGGACAGGATGGAAATGCAGCGTTAAATGCGATGAAAGAGAGGGAAAGGGCGTTTCTGAGACCGGCAAAGTGCGCAAGAGAGTTCTATACATCAGCGCTGCCGAAATTCTCTCAATGCTCAAAAACTTCGATTTCATCGACTCCTATACGGATTTTTATCCTCCGAAAATCGCAAGTAGTGTTTCATTGAAGGCAGTTGATCGCCTGCTTCGTGACATCAGCTTCTTCGATTATCTCAACATCGAAAAGAACTACCAGTTGTTCATGCTTCAGCATGAAGACAGATTCCTTCAGAAGATGGCGCACCTCATGTACAGGACAGCAGGCGGTTCCACCGATGAAACCGCCAATTTTGAACCTTACGAGCTCCTGGGAGTCTTCATGTGGTTCTCGAGCGTCAAGGAATATTTCGCTCTCAACTTCCCGAACTTCTTCAAACCAGCCAAGGAGGGTGGCGAATTGAAGCCGGAGGACTTGCTGCCTGCCATGCAGGCACAGATCCGAGCACTCACCGATGGTGACATCACCAAGCTGAAGGCAGTCTATGATGCCGCCTGTTGGGATGCGCTCAGCGAGTTGGATGCTAAGGCCAGGGAAGCTGAGGAGTACCGCAAACAGATGAAAAAATAAACACCATGACAGAGAAAACATTCGATTCCATCGCTTATTTTCAGCAGTTGACTGCCGAAAACAAGACGTGCAAGGATTATAATTTTGTCGCAACGACCTGCTCAGGACCAGACTCCGTACAGGGCGTGATGCAGTTGTTCCGCAAAGCTTCCAACTTCATCATGGTCTCAGACACCGTCGATTCCAACACGCACTCAGCCGGTGGTGGATTCTTCGACCGCAACGTCTATACGGTCTGGATCCTGGCTGCCTACAAGCGTGATGACATGGCAGACAGAGAAGAGAAGCTGAACATCTGCAGATATATCTTCAGACAGTTCCTCTCCCGAATGCTGCATGACCAGCATCGGGAGGCATACGACGGGCAGATGGAGTTCCTGGACCTTCATCAGGTCTATTCGAGCGAATTGGGCAGATACAGCATGAACGGAGTCACAGGACTCTACTTCATGGTCAATTCCGATGAGCCGATAGACATACAATACGATGAGAGCTTATGGCAGACAAGTCAGCAATAGATGACCTCCTCAGATACGAGCATGGTTGGGCTGATGCCATGGGCGACTTCTGGCGTGAGCGCATGGAGCGTCTGCGCACCATCGACACCGGAACACTCTACCGAAGCATCAAGGCGCATATCGAGCAGGGTTCGACAACGACCATCGAACATAACTTCATGATGTATGGTATCTATGTCGCAGCAGGTGTAGGACCTGCTCATGAGTGGTACCGATGGACCAAGGGAGTCAAAATTAAGCGTATCAATGGCGGAGATCTCAACTTCCTCGGTGCTGAATACCGAGAGGAGCAGGGGCTTGACAAGCCAAAGAAGGTAGGTCCGGCATGGGGCGGACGTGTCGCTGGTGGAGACCCGAAGGGTCCGCGCGACTGGTTCAGCCGCAAATACTACTCATCTGTCATGAAGCTCAACGAGCATGAAGCTGCGTTCTATGGTGAACGCTATCAGGGATTGATGGCATCAGCCATCACCGAAATGTTCACCGGCATCGGTGCGGCACGCAACCTCTAGAGCGTATTTTTATCGGTTCCATGGAAGTATTATCTTTGCACAAAAAAGATAAAATGGCAGAAAATCAGACCAAGGAAGCCCTTCAGACTCAGTTCGAGGGCATCAGAGACGAGAGGCGACTGCAAGCCAACACTGCATACCGCATCGGTAACGCCTTCCTCTCCCTGCTTCACTTCTGCGCTGATGAGACCTCAGACAAGTATCTGAGCAAGCAGCATGATGATGCTGCCAAGGGCATGATAACATTCATGCGCGGACTCATAGCAGAGCAGATGGCAAGCTTCAAAGGTGGCGCCCAGTTCGGCAGCTTCTTCAGTTCCCTTGTCGCAGGCAAGGGAGCGCAGATAGACGCAAGGGGCAACGCTGAAGTCGAGAGCATCACCGTACGAAGCTACATGAAGGTCATGGAGCTTATCGTCAACAGGCTGTCTGCCCTGGAGGGTGATCAGTACTTCACCGAGAGCGACACCATCGAACACATCGATGATCTGGGCGAGAACACCTATGGCCTGCACCTCAAGAGCAAGTATGACGGCTACTTCACAGCTCAGCACGAGGGCAATGTCATTCGAGGCATCGTCAACAATATCCTCTCAGCAGTACAGAATGGAACGGAGGCGAAGTACTACACCTCATGGATGCGAGTCAACAGCGTCAATGCGACCAAGAACTACATCGAGGTCACATTATACGCTGACAGCGAAGTTCCAGGAGGCAGGAACTTTCCGCCATGCGAGCTGATGAATATTGCCAGGTATGGCAATCAGACCGTTGAGTCTCTGCAGAGCTGCTTCTACATATCCAGCTCTGAGGGGCGCATCGTCAAGCTGACAGGCGTCACCAAGCCGATTCTCGAAGACTACAACTATGCCATGACGTTCGGAGACCTGCCGGACTTCGTCAAGGCTCTGGACCTGCCACTTGTCAAGGGCAGAGACTACATCTATGCCGCTGGCATCGTCACTCAGGACATCATACAGATTGACTATCATGGCAAGCCGATAGTCACCTATGTGGATAGAGGCTTGTTCGATGCCACCGCTACATATTATTGCGCAGAGGTCAATCCGGACACTGGCAAATATGAGACCTCAGATGTATGGTACACCGGCTGCAAGTGGCGATGCCAGAAAACTGGCACGCACACTGTTCCTAGGTGGAACAACACCGACTGGGCAATGATAGAAGGCAATCCGGCATTCACCGTTGACTTCCTGGAGGACGAAACTGTCTATGACTTCGACTGCTTCCGCGCACCTCTGACCATCGTCGCTACGCTCTACGGACAGGACGTGACAAGCGATATCCTGGAGTCTGATGTTGCCTGGACTCGATATACCGAAGACCGCAGCGGAAATCAGAGGGTCACGAGTGACAACATCTGGTCGCTCGAAGTTGGCTCCAAGGCTGGCAAGGCGATAGTGCTCACGCAATCAGACCTATCTATAGATAGCGAGGGCGTTCCGCCTAAGATTCGATTCACGGCTACAGTTAGGTTACGCGACGGTCTTGGTAAGGAAGTCAACCAGGATTCCGTCACAGTAGAATATAATTAATTGCGAAAAGCATGAAATACAAGAAAATAGACATTAAGTACACGCCTCTTCAGATTAATTTATCACAATCTGTCTCAGGCAGTGTAACGCTAGAGCAGACCTATGATGCTGACCAGAATGAGTATTCTCCTAATTATGAGCTGACGCCATGCGCATTGCAGCCTATCATCAGCATTATAGACAGAGATGGCATCCTCAAAAACGGTCGTGTCAACAGCGAGCTGACTGATATCGCCTGGTACAGGGTGGAGAACGGAGTAGAGGGTAATGCGTTGGTAACTACACCTAAAAAGTATGTTATCACATCGTCCGGCAATGATGCCGGAAAACTTCTGTGGTACATCAACGGAGCACCGCAGAAGCCGATATTGCTCAGATTCAAGGCGAAGTTCCTGGATACCCGAACCAACAAGGTTCGAGACATCACAATGGACTACTCCATCAGATGCAAGAATGGAACCATTTACAAGCCGACGCTGCTGTTGTCAAGCGGTGACCGCTACTACAATCCGCTTCGTGACACAGACAAGCAAATCATCAATGCCTCCTTGCGAATAGGCACAGAAGAGTGCGCTAAGAGCAAGCGTCAATTTGTTTGGGAGATTCTGAGAAGTCGGGGGCAATTCTCGGCAATTACTGCAGACGACCTGGAGATCAAGATATCAGAAGACGGTGCATCCGTTACGCTAGACCGCTCTCTGATGGGCAAGCGCATCTGCATCCGCTGCCGAGCCAAATACTCTGCAGCAGACAATCCAGCTAGCGTTGAACTCAACGATGCAACTCCGTACAAGATTGTCAACATCGTCCGTAGGATTCCGTTCTATGACTACGATATGATAGACCTCGTTGACGAGGTGCTTCCGGGAACGAAGCTGGTCAATCCGAAAGCTACTATCTTCGACAATCAAGGCGATATCGAGAACCCAACAAGAGAGCTGCAAGTCCTCTGGTGGATGGCTCCGAATAATTCTATCAAATTCGAAAATGCTGTTCTTGTTGGCCATGGCATGGAGCCAGCAGTTCCAACAGAACTGCTAGACCCGAGCAGAGGGGCTATCCTCGCCATGGAGGTGAAGGACCTCAATCCTCTTGCTTTGGCCATGGACGCAGACGGCAAGGTATTCGTGGATGCAGACGGCAATCCATTTATTTTTCATTAATTAAATTTCATTGACATGGAAAAATACATCAAGGCGAACCGCAAGGTCGTGGAGTTCCTCCAGCTGACCGAAGACAGAACAGAGTTGCAGGATGGCAACTTCATACTCTGGTGCCAGGACATTCTGCCACTCGGAGATCCAATTGAATTCGAGCGTACTCTGTCGAACATAGGTGCTATTGCCATGGACGGCAAGACAGCATGCCAGGAGCAGAAAGGCGAGGTGTGCAACAAGCTGCCAGTGGCTACAGACAGCAGATTCATCATGAGAGAGGAGGCAGACAATGAGTAGCGCAAGCAAATCGGTGAACATCACGTTCATTCAGAAGATGGGAACCTTCACCCCATCTATCCAGTCTCCGGACGGAGATCTCTATCAGGAGTATCAGAAGAACGGTGACGTGGTCACCGTCTATCCTGACTTCTCTAAGTCTCAGCCGAAGCTCTACTTCGTTGTCATCTCTTCCCGTACTGCGGATGGCGCCACAACGCCTGTATCTATGAAGTTCTTCTTTAATGATACGGAGATTCCGTTTAATAGCGCAGGCAAGTCAACAGGCCTCTTCGACGGTCTCTTTGAGATAATCAGACCAAGCGCTTCACAGTTCTATTGGGGCTTGAAGATCTGCAATAACTTGGTCAAGGCATCAAATTATTCTGCTATTAACATCAAGATGGTGGGAACCGTCTCTGAGAGATCTAATCAGCAGGAGATCACCGATGAGGTGCAGGCTGTATATAAGATACCAGTCGGCCCATACACCGGTGTAGCCTATCGAGTCTCAATCAAGGCACCGGCAAACGATACGCATAACTTTGTCCTTAGCAACAAGGATGATAGCTGCCAGCTCGAAGCAAAGGTGACGCGGGGCAACGAGACTCTGACATCTGGCTTGTATTACAAATGGTACAGAGCAGTGAACAGTATCACCGGATGGGAGGAGATTTCAGGAGCTAATGGCAAGATTATCACGGTAAAGGCTGCAGATGTAGATTGCACCCGTGAGTACATGGTTGAGGTGTACAACGACAAGAGCATGAGCAAGGACAGCATGTTAGGATTCGACTTTCAGACAGTTATCGACGCTTCTGATCCTTTCGACATTGAACCTAACCCTACTCCAGTTGATGAGAATATATATGAGGACGAGGTGGGCAATGGAAGTGTAACCTATACACCGAGATTGATTGTCAGAGGCAAGTCTGAGACCGTTGAGTCTAAGTTCTATTTCACGCTGAAGTCAGCGTCAGGCGTTGTTCTCAATACCGAGGCCTCTCGCAAGCCTACAGTCCAGCTGAGTTCGTTCGCAGTGACAAGAGCAGACTGCATTCACGCAGGTTACAGCAACGTAGCATTAACAATCCAATCGGTTAAATAGCCTATGAGTGTTATTACAAGAGTGATTAAGTTCCTCCGCGTCGGTGTCGGCATATCCAACACCGATGTGGAATATGCCGAGTCTGAAAGTCAGACAACTGCACCTACAGAGGGATGGCAGACAACTGCACCCAAGTGGCGCAAGGACTACTATATCTGGAGCCGAACGCACATCTACTACACCGATGGCAATGAGAAGGTGTCCACGCCTATGTGCCTGTCTGTAGCAAGGAGCATAGACCGCATCGAGGAGTGCTACTACTCTTCCACATCTTCTACAGCCATCACCGGAGGTGCATGGGCCAAGGGTAAGTCGCCAACATGGGTGAGCGGCAGATACATCTGGACCAAGTCCATCATCTACTTCACAGATGGAACCTCTACTGAGACTACTCCTATATGCTGTACAGGCGGTCAAGGTCCGTCAGGACCGCAGGGTAAACCAGGTAAGGATGGTGCTGATGGAGACGATGGTGCTGATGGAGCCGATGGCAAGGATGCCATCAACATACAGATGTCAATGCCGACCATCGTACACAAGAAATCTCAATTTGCCGGCACGTACGCTATTGACGTGAGAGCTTACAAAGCAGGAGTTGAATTAGCTTGTTCTGTCAGTGTGGAAGTTCCAACTAATTATGCCAGCTCTGTTAAGGCTAGTGTGATAAACAACGACAAAGGGAAGAGAGTTATTGTAGTGATAGCAGCGAATATTGATGTCAATACCAATTTAGCTTTATCTGTCAAAGTCGAGAATGTTACGTACAAGTATACTATACCTGTCAAGACCATAGCTGATGGCGAGGATGGCAAGAGAGGTGAGGTCGGTGCAACACTCCGTGGCCCGCAATCTTGGGCGAACTGCGGCAATGGCTACAGCTTCGAGTGTGGAGCATCGGGCGAGGAGTGGAAGGATGTCGTCTTCTATAAGTCTGGCTTCTATAGCTGCATCAAGAGTCACATCAAGTCTGCCAACAACTACCCAGGCAGCGACGAAGATACCAACAACGGCTACTGGCGACTTGGCAGCCCGATAGAAATGGTACTTGCCAATATCATCTTGACTCAATACCAACTCGTTGACAACCTAGGAGTCAAGGTCATCGAAATGAGGGATGAGCAGAACAAAATCGTCTTCCTAGCGAAGGACGGTGACGTAATTTGCAACAAAGGTACTTTCGATGGCATTAAGGTTACAGGGGATAGCGAATTTAGCGGGACCATGAAAGCCGTAAGCGGAAGTTTCAAAAGTCTAAATTGCGTGGATGATAAAGGCAAAGTCGTGGGCAATATCACCTTTGGAAGTGATGGGCGAATGTGGTTTGACGGCGATATGTACAGCCAAGGTTACAGAAGCGACAAGAAACGAAGCAACCGATTTTATACGAGTGATGTATTTTGTCGTGGAATGTTTGGGCATCGTGGAAAAACTATGGCAGTCGTTAAAGGTACATATATGTATGTGTATTCAAAAGGGACGGACCAGCCGGGCGTATATGTAAGTCTTAAAACAGGAACAACAAGTAACAATAAGACTTTTTATTATATACCACTTTACGGCCCATCAAATACCGACGGTTTATCGGGTATGCCTATCGACGTTGTGGTTTTTAACACTTCATCAGATTACTATTATGCTTTTTCGGGCATGGGCAATGGTAAGGAATGGAGAGTTATAAACGGAAACGACAGACAGACGGTACATTTTTGTGATATTGGCGGTTGGCATGAATTAGTGGGCGGTGCATCTGTAAATTGTGTGTACGTAAACCCTGAATGGCTAAACCCAATACCAGATAAAGCCGATATTGCAAGAGGCGTATTTTGGACTGGAGAGAAAGATTTAAATTGGTAACTATAATATGTTACATTTTTAACATAAATAATTATGGAAGGTAAAAAATTCAATTCGGTGACTAAAGTCACAACCGTCAACAGCAATCAGAGTGTGCTGTTGGCCGACAAAGACGGCAACGTCACACGCATCGGCATGGATGCGCTTCAGGCTGACCTCTCTGTAGGTCAGCATGCGTGGTGCGGCCGTGTGTGGAATATAGCGAATGGTACACCGAAGGCTGCAACAACCATCGGTTCGCTCGAAATCCTCAGAGAGCTGCCTTATGCGCTCGGTCTTGGTGCATATCTCGTGCAGAACGACCACAGCCGCAAGAAGCTCGACAGCAAGGATCATCACAAGTATGCGACCGGAGCAGCTGCCAAGCTCGACGGTACAGAAGGTCACTATCAGTGGGGCTGGGGCCGCAAGTTCTACATCGTCATCAAGGAGGTAGGCGGTCTGCACTACGAGCAGATAGGCTTGAAGCCAATCCCTGGCGAGTTCAACTACGAGATACCTATTGCCAGCATCTCAGCAGCAGGCTTCGCTACAATCGAGCGCAGCACTGGCCGCATGGTCAGCTATCTGAATAACAGCACTAACTACCGTGGTGGCAACAACGATGCGACGCTGGATTCAAAGAACCGCACATTGCTGGGCAAGCCGGCAACTAACATGACTTCTGAAGCTTTCCGAGCTGCAGCCCGAAAAAATGGCAAGGGATGGCTCTCTACGTCAATGAGACACACGACAGTTATCAGCATTCTGTTCAGCGTGATTTTCGGATCTCACTACGTCCAGAATACCTACAATGCAAACAAGGATGCTAATGGCCTCTACCAGGGTGGTCTTGGCATGGGCACGACAACCATGCCAAACTGGGATACCTTCAACTCGTACAATCCAATTCTGCCAATGACCGCAGGTACAGAGTTGGGTGATGCCTGCGGAGAAGGTACCTATGCTGTCAAGGATGATGCAGGCAAAACCGTCTATACTGCCAAGATTCCATGCTTCTTCGGCCTGAAGCATCCATTCGGCAACCTCTGGCGCCTCATGGATGATGAGCAGTGTCAAGTAAATGCCGACAACTCCATGACGCACCTGGTTGCGCCATCAATCTATGGTACGTGGACGCTCGGATCAGCAACTGGCATGAAGGCGATGAGCAAGTCACCAGGCAAGGGCGAAGGCTTCATCACACGCCTCTCCTTAGACAATCTCGAGAACTTCCCGACAGCTATTGGCGGTACAGAGTCAACCTATTGGACTAGCTACTTCTGGAACAGCGTAGAAGGTACATCCGGTTTTCGCGTCTGCCTCCGTGGTGGCGCTGCCGACCGTGGTGGTCTGTGTGGTCTTTCGTCGCTCTTCGTGTACAATGGTGTCGGTGTTGCCGATGCGCGCGTTGGCGCGGCCCTCTGCGAAGCAGCAAGCGAGTGGTCGTTGGAACCAGTGTATTACGAAGCGGCCTAGCGTGAGCAGGGTGGACAGGGTTGCCAGAGAACCCAGGCGCAAGCCGGAAGCAACCCTGAGCACCCTCGCGAACGCAGTTCGCGTCAATACCGCCCTTTGGGCGGTCGATTTTTTTTGAAAAATTCGTTCTTTGACTTTCTTTCATACCGATTTTTTTTTTGTACCTTTGCACCCGGTTTTAAACTAGGCTGTGATTCCTCGTGCCGGTTTTCGCGTCTGCCACCGTGGTGGCACTGCCAACAATGGTGGTCAGTGTGGTCTTTCGACGCTCAACGTGAACAATGGTGTCGGTGATGCCAATGCGAACATTGGCGCGGCCCTCAACTTTATACTGATTTGCAATTTCAGTTTGCTTCAATTGCAGATTAAGGGGAGTCAAGCCTTGCCTCATGGCAGAACATACACTAAGCAGAATAGCTAGTAGATGATGACAACAGGGTCATCCAGTCGAATGTTAGGACATCAAAAAAAGCAGACAACAGACAAAGACACCGACAAAAATACAGACACAAACACCGACTTTTTTATTAAATAAATTTTAAAAAGCGAGTGAAAAGACTAGGAAATATTTCGCCAAGGGTCGAAACTTTACAAAACTTTCGTACAGCATTTTATGAGTATTCAAGGCATAAGGGGTCACGCCTGAGCATTAAGGATTTCGAGGCTGAGTTGGAGAACAATCTTCTAACTCTGCTAAACTCGTATGTCAACCAATCATGGCATACGTCTGAGTATGAGCCTATGACAGTCTATAGGCCGAAGAAGAGATTAGTCAACAAGTTACCAGTCAATGACCATGTTATTCAACATAGCGCCCTCTACCCTGTAGAGGACGAGCTTAGAGCCAAGATTCATTATCATTGTCCAGCCGGTACCAAGGGCAGAGGCACGCATTTCTTTTACAATATAGTTAAAAGAGATATATTTACGTCTCCACAAGAGGAGACGCAATTCTGCATGCCCATGGACATACATCACTACTTCATGACCATGGAGCATAACCTGCTGAAGCAGGAATATAGGCTATACATCAAGGACCGCAAGTTGCTGGCGTTCATCGACGAAGTCGTTGACAGCTATCCAAACGGAGTAGTCCTCGGTGTCAAGCTGACGCAACTGCTAGGCCAGCTATTCCTTGTTCGATTCGACTATCTAGCGATACGGTGCTTCGATATCCTGAAGGATTCGGAACGCTACCATTATTGGCAAGCAAGATATGTCAGTGAGATGCTCGTAACTTGCCGCAGCGAGCAGCAGGCAAAGGTGATTAGTTCGGGGGGGGGTAAAATCACTTAACAAAAGATTCGATAGATTTTGCTTACAAGGACTCCGACATTATTACCGATTCATGGACAATATCTTTATCCTTCACGAGGACAAGGTGTTCCTCCGCCTCATGACCGAGCTTGCAGTCATGCACCTGGCAAGAGACTGGAAACTGCAGATTAACAAGTCGTGGAATATCCATCGCACATGCGATGGCATTGACTTCTGCGGTCAGCGCATATTCGCAGACCATGCTCTGTTGCGCAAGCGCACCAAGCATGACCTCTGTGCGCAGGTTGCCAAGCTTCGCAAGCGAGGGTATTCAGACGAGCAGATACGCATCAAGGCAGCATCAAGACTCGGTCTCACAAGACACGCAAATTGTATAAATCTATTAAATAAAATCGGTATGAAGAAATATGGGCAACTCGTGAAGACTCGCAAGGGAGTGATTCCGTTCGAGGGTATGAGCATGCAGCAGAAGAAGCATCCAGAGGATATTCTATGCCGCAACATTGAAGAGTATGACAGTCACATCATCCTCATCGAGGACTACAAGGTGGACAAGTCTAAAGTGGACTTCGCTATCAAGCAGGTCGAAGAAGTGGACGAGCAGGGCAACAAGAATATGGTGTCCAAGAAGGTTCCCAAAGACCGCTTAGCTATCAAATTCAGATACATCGACTACGTCGAGAAAAAAGATGAGTTGGATGAGAATGGCGATGCAATCGAGGTTCCACACTGGAAGCCGGAACACTGGTGGCTCTTCACTGGCTCAGAGATCATGGTTGACCAGGCGAAGAAGGAATGGCCGCTGCTAGGCAAGGACTTCTATGTCGTAGCAGCGGAGCTGACGAATAAATTCGGCAAGAAATTTTATAAATTCATCTAGATGAACAAAAAGTACTATCTGCTCCGTATGAGCTATGTGAAGTATGACGATAATCATTATCTGTTGTACCTCAACGAGAAGAGAGTAGATGATTATCACCCAGACAACGCAGGCGAGTCTGCTGGTGATGACCAAACAGTAACAGCATATAGCTATGAGGGTGACGAGCCGGACGGCTCTACCAAGATTGAGGCTAAGAGTGCCAACTACAAAGACTTCGTCACTGGCATCGTCCGCATGAAGTACAGCCAGAATGACGTTGAAGCAATCCTGTGCAATCATGGAGACGGCAATGCAGACCATGAAAAGGAGTACGAGGACTTCCAGGCATGGCGTGAGCAGGCGAAGCAATGGGCCAACGAGATTCTCGACCGAGACATCTCACATAGCTAGCAGGTACGGCAGGTTAAGCAGACGCTTAATCTGCCGTATTTTTATATACCATATATTATATATATATTTGCACCCGCAAAAAAGTCAACAAGATGCAGAGAAATACTAAAGACTGGATTCACTACAGCAGCGCTGGAGTAGTCCTAATAGCAGCCATTGCGCTCGTCTATATTAGCTTCTTCATGTCTCACGACGTCACATCTAACGTCTTGTGGTACTTCGGTCAGAGCTTGATGTATGTAGCAACCGTCTTTGGTTTTGCACTCACGTTCGACACGAGGGTTAAAGACATTATCAATAATTATTTAAAAAATAATCATGGCAAGGAAAATTAATAAGATTTTCGTGCATTGCACAGCGAGCAGACAGTCGTGGACTGTCAGTTCATTGCTGAAGGAGTTCACCGCCAAGGGCTGGCATTATCCAGGCTATCACTGGGTAGTCACTGCCGATGGCAAGTGTACACAACTCATGACAGAGGACAAACCTTCAAATGGCGTGTTCGGTCATAACTTCGACAGCATCAATGTAGCCTACATGGGCGGAATTTCCCGCACAGGCAAGGCTATCGACAACAGAACAGAGAAGCAGAAGGAAGGCCTTCGCGAACTCCTGAAGGAGTTGCGCAAGCGCTACCCTGATGCAAAAATCATGGGTCACCGTGACATCTCTCCAGACAAAAATCGAAATGGAGTAGTGGACCCATGGGAGCGCATCAAGGAGTGCCCATGCTTCGACGCGATTCCGGAATACGCAGACATTTAATAATTAGACAATGAGTAGATTAGATAGATTAAATAAAGATATTGGGTTTATCCTCGTATTTCTGCTTGTGCTCAGCATAGGCAGAGACTTTTACGTCGAGCATAAAAAGCAACGAGCGGAGCAGAACCTACAAGAGCAGCTCAACAAGCTTCAGCTGCAGTATGCTCCAGCTGAGCGTGACACCATCCGTGACTCAGTCAAGACCGTGACGCAGAAGGTCATCATGATGCCTCCTGAAGAGTACAAGGAGTTTGCAGCAGACCGACAATTGCTGAAAGATCTCAACATCAAGGTCAGTCAGATAATGGCGGATCAGCGCACATCTGTAGTCACAGAAGGCACTGTCAAGACGCTTCGTGAGAATTCGATATATAAGTATAGTGACAAGTGGTTGAGCGTGAAGCTCAACACTGCAGACTCTATGCTTACATATAGAGCGAGAGACAGCTTGCAATGCCTTGTCACTCGCAACTACAAACATCGATTTATGTGGTGGAAGTGGGGAACAGCTGGCTACAATATCAAGATGATCAATTTCAACCCCAACTCCACCATCTTATATAACAACTATATACAGGTCAACCGCTAATGGCAAGACAAGAAGTATATACAACAGTCATCAAGCTCAATTCTGAGGAGGCGAAGAACCGCCTCAAAGAGCTTGAAGATAAGGTCGCTCGTCTGAAGAAGGCTAAACAGGAAGCCTTCTCGACGGGCGATATTCGTTTAGGCTCATCTCTCGCTAAGGAACTGAAGATTGCAGAGCGAGAGATGAAGCAATTCAAAAATGCGACCATGGGCGTCAAGGAGACGCTCGAGAACCTATCATCAGCGAGCCTCGGGCAGCTGGAGAAGGCTGCCCGCCATCTGAAGGGGCAGATGAAAGCTGTCTCCGACCCTGCCGACTTCGCTAAGCTGGAGGCACAGCTAGACAGAGTCAAGGAGCAGATGCTTGCACTGAAGGGTGCAACACGCAAGGCTGACCAGGAAGCCAGCCGCATGACGGCTACCATGTCCAACCTGAAGCATGCGTCACTCAATGACCTCAACTTCACTGCTTCCAAGCTTCGCAGCCAGATGGCTGACTTCGACCCATCATCGACCATGTATGCTTCCAGGGCTTCACAGCTGAAGCTGGTGGAGGCAGAGTTGGAGCGCATTCGACAGAGCGAGCAGAAGGTGGTCACCCTCATGCAGCAGTATGACAAGGAGATTGACAGCACCAACGTGGACATCAAGGAGACAAAGAGACAGATGCAGCTCGTCAACAACACCATGGCCAACCTGAAGACATCATCCATCCGTGACCTCGAATACTCCATCAAGGCGCTCAATCAGCAGATGCAGGGCATGCAGCGTGGCACCGAGCAGTTCAAACAGATGGAACAGAAGGCGAAGCAGCTGAAGGCAGAACTGCAGGCAGTCAGAGCCGAGGGCGTAGCCCAGGAGTCATGGATCAAGCGCTCTGCAGACTGGTTCAACCGCATGCAGGGCATCGCCCTGGGAGCCGTCGCTGCCATCTCCGGCATCACATTCACTGTAAAAAAGTGTGTGGAGGAGTATGCAAAGATGGACGATGAGATGACAAATGTCCGCAAATATACCGGTCAGGCAGCCGAAGAGGTTGAGCGCATGAACGAGGACTTCAAGAAGATGGACACCCGAACTCCTCGACAGAAGCTCAACCAGCTGGCCGAAGATGCCGGAAGACTCGGCATCACTTCGACTGCAGCAGTTGAGGAGTTCGTAGATGGAGCCGATAAAATCAACGTCGCCCTAGGTGATGATCTCGGAGACAAGGCTGTGTCTCAAATCGGCAAGCTCGCCCAGATGTTCGGAGAAGACAAAACCATGGGTTTGCGAGGAGCCATGCTCGCAACCGGTTCAGCAATCAATGAGTTAGCGCAGAATTCTTCTGCATCTGCCGGATATCTCGTTGACTTCACCGCTCGTGTAGCAGGTGTCGGCAAGCAGGCTGGCTTCACGCAGGCGCAGATTATGGGTCTCGCCTCCGTCCTCGACCAGAACATGCAGCAAGACGAGACTGCTGCAACCGCAGTGCAGAACCTTCTGGCCAAGATGTTCCAGGACTCCGCAAAGTTTGCTCAGATTGCAGGTCTAAATGTCAAGGAATTCGCGAAGACGTTAAAGGAGGACGCCAATAGCGCACTCCTCCAATTCCTGGCAGCCATGCGAGCCAAGGGTGGATTCGCAGACCTCGCACCTATGTTCGAGGAGATGAAGATGGATGGTTCAAGAGCGACAGGTGTCCTCACCGTCCTCGCTGACAAGCTCGATGATATCAAGTCTGCCCAGAACCTTGCCAACGAAGCTTATGCAGAAGGCACGTCCGTACTCAATGAGTTCCAGACACAAAACGAGAGCGTGCAGGCGCAACTGGACAAGGCGAGCAAGAAGTTCCTCGACCTCTCCATAGAGCTAGGTCAGAAACTCTACCCTGCTGCTAGATATTGCATATCTGCAGCAAGTCTTGGTGTCCGGGCACTCTCAACACTCGTTGACTTCGTCAAGGAGTATTGGCGCATCCTGATAGTTCTGACCGCTGCAATCGTCACCTATACAGCCATGTCAAAGGCTAAGCTGATAGTTGACAAGGCGCAGATGGCATGGCTCAATATCATGATTATCAAGGAGAAGGCGCACACCTTGTTGATAAGTCTCAAAACATCAGCCTTGAAGACCATGGCAATCGCTCAAATGGCGCTCACAAAGGAAATAAAGCTGACCGCAGCAGCGCAGATGTTATGGAACAAGGTCTTGTTGGCCAATCCTATCACAGCCGTGATAGCTGTTGTCGTAGGCCTCACAGCAGCAATCGTTACCTTATCTAAGGAGACGAGCACCGCAGAGCAGGCTCAGCGTGACTACAATGATGCAGTGACCGATGCCAACAAGCAGGCTGCAGACGAAGAGGCAGCCATCATGCGCCTCGTCTCTGCTATACAGTCCAACACCACAGCAGAGTCAGACCGCAAGGCAGCCCTTGAGGAACTCAACGGCAAGCTGATGCGTGAGCACCTCGGTAACATCACCGAGGAAGCAGTGCGCACAGGTCAAGCAACAAGGCAGATACAGTCCTACATCGACATGATGAAAAAGAAGATCGTCATCGACGGCCTGCAGAAGAAGCTTGCTGAGTCTATAGCCAAGCAGGCTGAACAAGAAGACATACTAAACGAAGCTGACAACGACAAGCGTGGATTCTGGGCTAAATTTTGGGGTCGTATTAACCCATTTGCAAGTGGTAAAACTAAGTTATTGAACTTAGCTACTGACAACAAAGAAGTGTTCATTGATGTGATGAACAAGAGCATTGAACGTGAAAGGCAGTATCAGCAGAAGCTCATCGATAAGATTAAACAGTTGGAGTCCCAGCACTTCGAAATCAATGATCCGGAACCATGGCGAAACAATGGATACAATGGCAAGGGCAATGATGGTACCATCATTAAGCCGCATAAAACAACCGGCACACATCAAACTTCAGAAAAGGAGCGCAAGGCTAGGGTAAAGGCTGCGAAGGCTGCTGCAGCCGAGGAACGCAAGCGCCAGGCTGAAGCCAAGCGCAAGCAGAAGCAGGCAGCCGATAGCATCAAGGCTGAGACAAACGAGTTAATGGCTAACAACGCCAAAGCCTATGCAGAAGGCAAGAAAACCTATCAGCAGTTCATCGACGACAGACAGAGCATCCAAATTAAGGGTTTTGCAAAGCTGAAGCAGTTGTATGGAGCTGAGAGCAATGAGTACAAGCAGTTACTAGACAACCAGGTCAATGTTGTCAAGCAGCATGATGCTGCCATTCAAAAGATGAATGAGCAGACCATTGAGCGTGAGCGCCTCCAGAAGGAGGCTAGCATCAAAGCTCAGTACAATGATGCCAGCTCAGCTATCTATCAGAATGATAACGCTCTCAATGAAGCCCTTTATAAGAATGATGTCGAAGCCATGAAAAAACGTCTTGCACTCTACAAAGACAGAGAGGGCAGCGAGGAGTGGCTGGATCTGAAGGCTGAGATGGAACAGGCTGAGCTCGACCACCAGCTGCAGATGCAGGAGTCATACCAAAACCAACTGAGTGAACTCCGCCAGCAGTTCGGAAAGCAAGACCTGCAGGCTCAGGAAACAATGTACCTCAACGGCCTTGACAATCTCTACAAGCAGGGATTGATCAAGGAGGAGGAGTATCAGCGCATGAAGCTGGAGATCTCCAAGCAGTTCGCAGCTCAGAGAGCCAGCCAGGATGCCGAGGACCATGGTGCAGGTTCCGTTCAGCGCAAGGTGGACAACAAGACAACCGAGATGGTGGACAGTGCGAGAGCTGCCGCAGGTGATTCCCAGCAGGCTGGCAATACCAGCATTGGCGGCTACTTCACCTCGCAGATCTCAAACTATCAGAACACCATGGAGAAGCTGAAGGAGTTGTATGGAAACGACAAAAAGAACCATGCCGCATACATGCAGGCCAAGGCACAAGTCACAGCCGACTTCCTCGACAACATGATGCAGCAGACTTCTGCTGCATACAATGGCATCAACAACATTCTTTCTTCTGCATCTGCATACGCTCAGGCATGCTCAGACCTGGAGCAAGCCAAAATCTCCAAGAACTACGAGAAGCAGATTGCTGCAGCTGGCAACAACTCGAAAAAGAAGAAAAAGTTGGAGGAGAAGCGTGACAAGGAGTTAGCAGCTGCCAAGTCCAAGGCCAACAAGAAGTCCATGAAGATTGAGATCGCTCAGGCAATCGCATCAACCGCGATGGCTGCCATCAATGCCTATTCTTCAGCAGCTAGCATACCAGTCACAGGTTGGGTCATGGCTCCTATCGCTGCCGGCATGGCAACCGCAGCAGGTATGTTGCAGATTGCAACCATCAAGAAGCAGCACCAGGCAGAGGCAGCAGGGTACTACGAAGGTGGTTACACCGGAGGCACCCGGTACCGCAAGCAGGCTGGCATCGTCCATGAGGGTGAATTCGTGGCCAACCACAATGCGGTCAACAACACCTCCATCCGTCCAGCTCTCGACCTCATCGACAAGGCGCAGCGCTCCAACACCGTTGGCTCTCTGACCGCTGAGGACATCAGCAGGGCACTCGGAGCAGGCGGTAACGCCTCCGTTGTCGCTCCTGTTGTCAACGTCAGCAACGACAACACCGAGGTGCGCCAGTCTCTGGACGGAGTCAACTCAGCAGTGAGCAGACTCAATCAAACGCTAGAGGACGGCATCGACGTGGAGCTGCCTATTGCAGGTCGCAGAGGCATCTACCGACGCCTCAAAGATTATCAGAAGATATTAGACAACAAGTAGCCTATGATTACATGTATTATCAATGGCCATCGGGCATACCCGATATCCACATCATCCATCAAGGTGACATACGCAAACCAGTATGTCACCGATGATGGTGAATATACCTATGATATCACATTCCCCATGGATATCTTGGCCAACCGGGAGATTTTCAAGAATGTCTCCCGATTCGAGGTTGCAAAAAACATCGCAAAATACGATGATTGCAAGCTATATGTTGATAGCCGCATCATCATGAGCGGTGTCGGTACCATCCTCTCGGTGAACCAAAATGAAGTGAAATTGCAGATAGTTGGAGGCAAGTCACGCATCAAATTCAACGAGAAGTTGACCAAACACTACATCGATGAACTAGACCTTGGCATCGCAGATGCACCAGGGCAAGCCGTAGAAAAGCGAGAAAACAAATTTAGCGACTTGTCGAAAGTTGTGGATATCTACACACTGAGTGTGGATAAGTCCGAGTTCCTGGGACGTGAAGGCAAATGGTGCTATATGCCGACGTATGATGAGACAAACGAACTGATAGCTAACTTTGTCGGTGTTGACCGTAGAGGATATTTCGTTGGTCAGAAAACCGCATACCTGCAGAATGCAGCAGTACAGCCAAATCTCATGTATATATTCAAGCGAATTGTGGAGCTTGAAGGTTACAAGCTTATACGTAACGACTATGACTGCAAGCCGTGGAACAAGCTCTATATTGCATCAGCATTCAAGTCTCGAGAACTGCGCAGAGCGTTGCCGCATTGGTCAGCATACACGTTCATCGAAAATTTCCGCAAGTTCTTCAATGCCTCCATCTTCTTCGATGAGATTCAGAAAACATGTAGCGTCATCAGTTCTTCAGAGATGAGCACAGCCGATTCTGTTGAGATAGAACCGCTCGATGAATATTCAACAGACTATGACGAGGATGGTTCCTTCAGTACTTCATCCACTGCTAACCTGGAGTACAAGCTTGACGATTCCGTCAATAGAGGTAGCTATGAGAGCATCTCAAAGAAAGTATTCAGCAATTTCAAAACTGTCAAGAGCTTCGAAATCTTTGGTGAGAGCAGTCAATTTGCGGCTACAACTGCTTTTTGGTCTGAGAAAGAGAAGCGTCAGACGATCATTGAGAACTTCGGCAGCTATTACATATACGTAGAGGAAGACAACGCCAAGACCTGGCAGCTTGCCGGATACTGGTCACCGCTAATCAGAGACAAGGATTCCGATGATTACGTTGACCTCTGCATCTCACCAGCTGCGCAGCTAGTCTCTGATGTCAACTTCAGATGCTCTTTTTTAGAGGATAATTACACCGAAAAGCGCTGCATGTTGTCTATCACGAACTCCAGGGAGGCAGATGCCAAGAACTGCGACACAGACGAAGAAGGTCTGAGCTATGTATCAGTCCAGGATGCCATCGATGACGAGTCAACCATGGACGATAGCGAAGCAGACGAAGAAGTCATGAGTGTCTTCTTCATACTATCTGGGAAAGTGCAGGCATACGACAAGCCGTATGGCAGGATATCATGGGTAGGTGAGAAGTCTAGGTGGCCAATGTTTATGACAGATTATCGCATTAATGATGATTATCGGTATGTGGGTGTTGGAGATATAGGGGATTATGAGCTGTATTCGTTGTCATTGAACGCAACCAATTCCGGTACGATATCACTTGCTAAATTCCACGATTCAGTTATCAAAATTGATAACCGAAATTGTATGGAAGTCAAGTTCAAGTCAGATGAGATTCCGGATCCATCCAAGATTTACATCATCCGCAACAAGAGATTCGTGTGCGAGAAGATTGAAATGGAGGTGAAAGATGATGCCATCGAGCCAATCTACACCGGATATTTCTATATGCTATCATAATAAATAAGGTGAGGAGCAAACGTTCCCCACCTTATTATATATATTATAGGATGCCTTTATAGTTCATGATATACTTGTTAGCCTCCTTGATATCCTTAGGAGTGTAGATATCAGTGATGAGAATAGAGGAGTGTCTAGCCTGGTCACGAACCGACAAAACATCGGCATTCGCCTTCAGCATATTCGTGATGCCGGTATCCTTCAGTGAATAGAACTTGTAGCGCTCAGAGAACCCTAGCGCCTTGCGCAGGTTCCTACACCAGTAATCTCTGAACATCTTCTCACTCTTGCGAGCCTCACCTGGCGAGAACCTGTCCGAAAACAGGTAGTAGTGACTAGGGTAGGAGAAGACATTGAGGTCTATCATCAGTCTGATAACATGAGAAGGCAGGGTGATAGTGGCATCATTTCCATTCTTGGTATGCGCTCCATGGAGCGTGAGGGTCTGAGTCTGCAGATGGAAGTCACCTATCTTCAGGAATGAGAGTTCACGAGGTCTGACGAAGAGGTAGTGCAATATCTCGCAAGCGAGGAGGTAGTGCTTATTCTTCTCATAGAGATAAGCCCGTATCTGCTTCATGACATCATCAGGTATCACGTCTCTGTCCTTCTTGTGTCTGTTCTTGATACGTCCTAACCCTTCGGTCGGGTTAGACGAGAGATAGCCTCTCTCTACCAGGTAAGACGTGAACGACTTCAACCAGGTGAGGTAGTTGTTGCGAGTAGTGATAGTGTTATTGCGCTCGATGAAGACATAGTCCAGGAACTTGGTGATGTTCTGTCTATCCCATTGATAGACGTAGGTCAGCGGAATGCGCTTCTCCACCTTCCACTGCTCCAGGATATGAACACGGCTGGAGTAGTCAACGAATGACTCCTCTCGCAAGCTATGCTCATTGCAGAGCTTGACTAGATAGTCCTTATACTTCGAGATGACATCATCCCAAAGCGCATACTCCAGAGGCTGCACCGCCTCTATCCAAGGGTTCCAGCCGGAACTCAGCTGCTCGGTGAGGCGCTTGATAAGGTCCTCTGCATACTTGCGCTGATTAGTCTTGCCCTTGATGTGACCGAGCATGATCTTCTTCGTCTTCAGACGGCCACTGAGAGGGTCGTAAGCTTGAAATGAAACATAACACTCTGATTTCTGATGGAAGACTGGCGTCTTCCAAGCGATGATTTGACTCATCACTTTTTCGTTTGAATTAAGAGAATAATTTTTTTTTGCCATATCTTTAATTTTTTTGCAGATATGGCCGATTAATAATCAATAAAATCCGACTTCACCGAGTTTTCACCGAGTTTTTTTGGCTCGACAGGGCTATTCCTTATGATACTCAACAAGTTAACCCCAAATCCGTCGGGATTACTGGACTCGAACCAGCGACCTCATCGTCCCGAACGACGTGCGCTACCAACTGCGCTAAATCCCGTTTTGTGGTACTTATGAGTACAAAGACGGTGCAAAGGTACACCAAAATCTCCATAATACCAAATAAAAAAGCACTTTTTTATCTTTTTTGAAAAGTTTTTCACTAAAAAATTTGGTGGAACCAAATAATTGTTGTACCTTTGCACCCGCAAATGAGAAATCATCTGTAAGAGTATGGTGCCATAGCTCAGTTGGTAGAGCAAAGGACTGAAAATCCTTGTGTCCCCGGTTCGATTCCTGGTGGTACCACTTAAAAAGCCGAACTTCTTCAAAGAGGTTCGGCTTTTTGGTGTTTATAAGGCTTTTGCCCTTTCAGGGCGCATAGCTATCTTGTAATGTTAACCTAGGCGTTGTCCTAGGCTATGTTGGGGGCTTGGATTTCTGCGTCTTTTTTCTTTCTTTTCCCTTTTTCTTCGATATATTTCGGGTATTTGTCCCTTTTGTTGCTAGATTTGTCTGATATTTAGCGTGAGATTGTGGTATTCTGACCTACTTTTGCAATCGAAATCAAATAAAAAATCAAAAGAACCTGAAAACAATTAAGCAAA